TTACGCGATCATGCTGTCGATATACTGCGGCACGACCCGAAGCGCGTAGTCTCCCATGAGCGAGCGGGCTATTTCGAAGATCCTGTACCCGTAGTCGGCGATGATGTTGCAAATCAGCTCCTCAATTTCTACCCAGTATTCCGGCTTCGTCATACGATGGATATCGTCCAGAAGCCCATAGCTGAATAAAGCGCAGTGCCCGAGTTCGTGGATGATGACGTGGTGCTTGAATTCCCCGGACAGAGCTTCGGAAAGATACACGGTCCTTGTCACAGGGTCCGTGGTGGCCACGGTGAGCGTTCCGGTTCGGTCGATCAGATATTCGCTGTTTTTATGGACGGTCATGACGTGCCACACATACCCGCCCATCGAAAAATAATTTATCATCATAGTATAATAAAAATTTCCCCGACAGGATCAGCTGCCGGGGAATTGTTTTTTACTGGAGCTTCTGCACCATAGCCTGAAGCTTCTGCTTGTACTTGACTTTTTCGTTCTGATCCATGTCCCTCCAGACTTCCGTGGCGATCATTTCCATGTCGTCGAAGATGTCGGAAATAGAATCCTTCATCTTCTTGTGGTCGTCCTCGCTGTGGGTTTCCGTATAACCTCTGCGGCTTTCACGATAGCGGTCGTAGGGCTCGCCCTTGCCGGACGATCTATAGCCGCTTCCTCTGCCGTCGGAGCCCTGAGACATGCCGCCCCGCCCGTCGTTCCGGTCTGAGTATCCCATGCGCCCGTTGTAATCGTCGGACATCATGCCGTCGTAGTACGGATAGGGATACGGCCTGTAGCCAGCGTTTCGGCCGGAGCCCCCGCGGCTGACGAATCTCCCCGTAGACGCACTGCGTCCCCTATAGCCCATGGGGCCGTCCTCGTCGTAGTCCTCGCCGTATTCGGCCTCGGACATCGCCTTGATAAGGTTTTCCTTGTACACGCATTCGACGAGATTCTTTTTCGCTTCTGCCAGATCCTTGATGATGTCGGCGACGGCACCGGCTTCCACATGGCTGAGCGATTTCATGTCCATCGTCGCGTGCTTCAATTCCTTTTCGAAGCACTCCATAAGCGCGCATACATCCTTTGTTTCGTGCTCGATCGTATTCTCGATTTCTCTGTGAGACATCTTCAATCCTCCTTATGCTGTGGGCGCCGGGGTGCTGGAAGCGCCATCGATTGCCGAAAGCACGTTGCTCGGTGCGCAGCTTACGCGCCCGGCGAGGCGGAAGGTGCCGCCCGTCGCGCTTGTGACGACCCGCGTCGTGTACTTCGTCCGGGTGCGGATGTTGCAGGCCGTAGCCTGCGCGCAGTTGCATTTCGTCAGCGGATACAGCTCTGCGCCGGTTCCGATCTGGATGACGACCGGGGCATTGATTGTAACCGTATCCGGAATTGCCTGTGCGACCACAAGGCAGTATTTTTCGCCGTTGCTGTAGCTGCCGGCAGGCAGGGTAATAACTAGGTTGCCGCCTGTAAAGGCAACAGCTGTCGAAATGACAAGCCTTTTGCACAGGCTGCACGTAGATTTACAAGCCATCTTTTAACCTCCTAAAATCAATAGAGGGGTGGATATACTCCACCCCTCCAGAATCATCAGCCGTTGAGGCGAGTTAGCAGCCGCAGCCGCTGCATCCGTTGCTGAAACCGTAGCCGACGCCGGCTGGGTTGCCGTAGCAGCAGTTCGGATTCGGAACGACGTACGCCGGGATCGGGCAATCGTTGCCGGTTCTGCGGATGATCTGCGCCGTGTTCGCGTCCATCGCAGCCATGAGCGTGGCGTTCTGAGCGGACTGGGAAGCCGCGAGGCGGAGGTTCTGATTCTCTGCCTGAAGCGTGCTGATCTTGTCCTGCACGAGGAAATCGAGGATGCTGCGCGTGTTCGCGTTCGCGTTGTCGATGACGTCGCGCGTGGTGCTGTTGATCGTGTTCTGAATCGCGCAGGTATCCGTAGCCATGTCGTAGCGGACCTGTGCGATCGCAGAGCGGTTCTCGCAGCAGCAGTCGGAAAGCTGGCGGCTGATGGCGTTTGCGTTCTGCATGTTCGCGACCGTGTCCTGCTGGATCGCGTTCGTGATGCCGAAGCCAGTCTGCATGATGTTGGTGTTGATGCCGTTCATCTGTGCGAGCTGGTCGTAGCCGAGGCTGCAAATGCCGTTTTCGATGCCGTTGAGCTTGGTTGTGATCGCGCTGGTATCGAAGCCTCTCTGGACCTCTGCCTGTGTGGATGCCGCCGCGGGCGTATTGCCGCCATTGCCCCAGCTGCCGTTTCCGCCCCAGCCGAAGAGCGCGAACAGGATAATCAGGATCCACCAGCCATTGCCGTCGGCAAAACCGCCGTTGCCGCCGTCACCGTTGTTTCTGGTCACAGCTGCGATGTCCGCAAGGCTGATACCACTTCCACCGTTAAACATATAAGACCTCCAGTAATTTAATATTACAAATAGAGGCGTTAGCCTCTACTGCATACAATTTCCTACAGTTTGAAAAACTTTTTTGCCATTGCGACCGCGTCGTCTCTGCGGACGCCGTATGACCGGCAAAGGTTTTCGGCGATCTGCGCCCCTTTGGAAGCGTCGCCGTTCTTGATGATCTCCAAATACTGCTGCGCATTCGGGTTGTTCGCAACCATGGGGGAGTTGCTGAGCATGTTGACCGCCATCTGCTGAAGATTAAGATTCATTGCCTGTATTCCTCCTTGCGGTTTTAGAACCCGTGGCGATGCTCTGTCCGAGCGCATCGAGGCGTTCGAAGATCGCCTTGAAGTTATCCGTGATAAAAGACATGGATTCCTCGGAAAGCTCCATGCGCTGTGATGCGCGGTCGGACGTATGTTCATCCGCTTTTTGTGTAAACGGTTTGTAGATGACCGTCTGAATGGTGCCGTCCGGTTTCCACGCCTTTGCGTACATCTCGGAAAGATCGGCTTTCGGGAAGATGCTCACAGAGCCGTCCATCGGCACCTCGCTCGCAGCGACTTCTTCGGCGCTTGAAACGTAACGCCCCGAGACCTGCCGGACATTTGCCTGCGGCATCGGCTGAACCTGCTGCGGATTCTGTACCGGGACAGCGTTGGCATACATCTGGTTGAGCTGTGCCATACGGTCCGCGTAGCTCTGCTGCATATAAGGCGCAGGGTAGGTGGGATACGTGGGCGAGTAGTTGGGAAGATTCATGCTATACCTCCTAGATTTTATTCTATAGGATTTGATCGGTTTTGTATCGGCGACATTCCTGCGATTTTATGGAGCATTTTCCTGCTTTTTCCAGTTCCGCAGAGCTATGGCTTCCTTTTTGCACTTGGCTCGCGGCGGTAAAAGCTCTGAAGCGGCGGTAAAAGCTCTGAAAATGGCTGCACGGCATCGTACGTCATTTTCAGATTTCGGATCCTTGTCGCATAGTCATCCTGTGTGAGAATAATGTTCTGGGCCCTCAACTCTGCGATGTCGTCGATCATCCGTTGACGCTTGTGTCTCAACCGCACAATCGCGGCATCAACAGGATCCAGACCAGCAAGAGAGATGAACTCCTCTTCGCGCATGGGCGTCCAGAAAACTTGATATGCCATATAGCACCTTCTTGGTTTTGTACCTGTACACCCAAACAAAAGCCTTTGTGCTTCCAACTTGCACAAAGGCTTTTATCAAGGTGGTTATAAGCGTTTTTTACTCCATCTGCACTCCGTCGATCGCGCGGCCGTAGATACCCGCGTACCCGTCGGCACCGTCCTTATAGGCCGAGCCGAAACGCACCCAGTCGAGGTAATCGCCGCCTTTTAAGTGCACGCGGCAGTCCACATGTCCCTGCGGCACGCGGATCTGGATGCCGTCGATGTCCTGCCCGTAGATGCCGGCGTAGCCGTCTGCGCCGGTGCCGCTGTTCTTGACCTCCGACAGCCACTCGTCCTGCGGCTTGCCCTTGAGGTGCACGCGGTAGTAGACGTCGCAGTTCTTCGCGTCGATCCGGATGCCCTGCACCGCGCTGCCGTAAATGCCCGCGTAGCCGTCCGGCCCGTCGCCGCAGTTGACGACCTTCGGCTGCCATGCTTTCTGCGTATACGCCTGATATGTCAGGTCACCGGTATAGCCTGTGGGCTTCGCGGTATTCTCCGCAGAGCTGCCACCCATGTAGGCGCGCACCATGTCGAGGAAGCGCTCCCAGCCGAGGTCGAGCGTGCGGTGCGGGCAATACTTGCCGTCGAAATCCTGATGCTTTTTGACCTGCGCGATGCCCCAGCCGCGCTCGTCGAGCAGTTGCGCGATATACTCGGCGGCGTTCCGCTCCGCCTTTTTGAAGCGCTCGAGGTCGCTATCCCTCAGCGAGTAGCAGATCTCGATGTGGATGCCGTGCGCATTGGCGTACCGCTGCCCCGCCGCAAAGGCGCCCTTGTCGAACGGAATGCCGATGACGATCTCCTTGTCGTCTACGGCGGCGTTGAACGACGTCGAGCTGTCGTTGCGGATCATGTAAGCCACCTCATTTTCGGCCGAGGCGTTGTTGCCGGTGTTATGTACGACGATGTACTCCATGCCGGCGGCGGTTGCCTCGACTGGGCACTTGAGGTTGTATTTGGACGGGTCGAGCAGATTTTTCTTGATTGGGACCATCGTGTTTCACTCCTTTATTTACTCTGTCATCTCCGCTAAGGGAAGCGTACTGGTAAATGCCTGCTCTATAGCGGCCATGCGTCTTTCCATCTCCTGCACCGCGGCGAGCGGGTCGGCTCGGCCGGTGACGGTCAGGCTGTCCCCGGTGGTCACGAGCGTGTTTTCACCGGAAAGCGCCGGGATTTCCAGTGTGTCGGCGGGCCAAACGAGCGTGAAATCCTGCCCGCTGTACGGCTCATACGCGGCGGGCTTTTCCACCGAGACCATAAGCCGAAAGGCCGCGTGAAACTCGACGTTAGGGGAGAGAATCGCGCCCACGTCGATGTTGGCGCTGGAAGCCGTAGAAAGCCCGTAGGCCGTCACGATCTGTGCGTCGCCGAACGCCGCGATCTGGAGCCCTTTGCCCTGGATCTCCGGCTGACCCGCCTTTATGGCATTGAACGTGTACATCTTTTCTTCTGTCACCGCGCTGCTTGGCATGCCGTCGATTTTGACAAGATCCCCGTCGATAGAAATTATCAGCCCATATGCCTTTCCACCCGGTACAGCCCGCGCCATATCGAGCAGATTTTTCCCGCAGCGTGTGACGCTCACCGCGTCCCGCCCGGAAATCGGGCGGATATTCTCCGGCGACGGCTCGCCCTCGCCCGCTTGCACCGGCTCGAGCGACACGGTCACGCCGAGCGGATAGCCCTCGACGGGCGTGCACACGACGGGATTTCCCTCGGCCGAAAACGCGGGGCAAAGCGTATCGATGATCTTCCGGCTGCTCCATGTCTCGGTGCTGCTGACTGCCGCGTCGTCGATCTGTACGCCGTCCCTGCCCGGCTCGCCCTGCGGCCCCTGCGGGCCTGCCGGTCCGGGCTCGCCGTCAAAGGCGCCTTTGTCTGCGTCGTCCCGCACCGACTGTGCGATTTTTTCGGCATTCTCAGCGATCTCGACGAGCTGGTCGTAAGCGCCGGGCGTGGGCGGGAGCGCGTCGCCGCCGGGATACGCGCCGGGGCGGATCATGCCGATTTCGGCCCAGACCGTCGGCAGCACGAGGCCGTCCGGCCCCGCGCCGTACAGGCCGATGTGCAGTGTGATGCCCGGCGTTTGCAGCACCTCCCACGGGACGACCGCGGCGTTGTCGCTGCCCAGAAGCACCGAGACCGACCGCGTGCCCGCGCGGAAAACCGCCGTGCGGTCCAGCCCGTCCCAGTCCTCGGAAAGCGCGAACACGCAGGCAAAAACGCGCTGCGCGCCGCTCGTGACGACCTCGTTTTCCACCACGATAAGCTCGGCCTTTGTCGCTGATAAGCGGATCATTTTACGCCCCCCCTTACGCGTCCGGGAAGCCGTCGCCGTCCGTGTCGGGCAGCTCCGGCAGTCCGGCGACGCTCGTCAAGAGCGAGAGCACGCCGGCGAGAGCCGAGGCGCTCGCGACGACGATCCAGTCCACCTCGCTGAGCACGGCGGACGCGCCGATCGTCGCAACGGCGGTCTGCGCCACGGTTTTCACCGCGCGGATGCCCGCGGCTTTCAGCCAGCCTTTCCATTTTGTTTTCATGTCTGATCCTTCCTTTCGTTTTCTAGGTCGGCGATGCGGTGGTTGATGACCTTGATTTGCTCCTGCATGACCGGCATTTTTTCCGCAAAGCCGTTGTGCTTGCGCACCTCGCGGGTGAGCGCCTCGATCTTCGCGTCCGTGACCGCCTGCGCGATGCGGAGCTTTTCCTCCGCGCGGCGGTTTCCGGCGACGTTGGTGATGACGACGCCGACGAGCGCCAGCCCGCCGGTGATAACCGCCACAAGAATTTCCTGCATGCTTCCCTCCGTTATGTAATGGCTTCCCACGCCGGAGCGTAGTCCGCCGGGCTGTAGGCCGTGTCCTGCGCGCACCGGTAAAGCGCAGCTTCAAACACCGCGTATTCCCCGGTTTTGTACATGTCGTGCGCGCCCTGCACCGGCACGAACGGCCTTGCCGTCTCCGGCGATTTCCCATGCAGGGGCCGCCAGAACGTGAACCACGCCGCGGAGCCGGGCTTGATGTCCGGATACACCGCGCAGTCGTGCGCTTGAAAGCATTCCCACGTCTGCCCGCCGGAGTTTCGTATGTCGCCCGCTTCGTACTTGCCGGTAGTCCACGGCTCGTACAGCCCCGAAACGCGGATGCGCGCGTCGTCGTCCAGATCAGCCATCTGTGCGAGCATCATCCGTCCGACTGCCGCCGCGGACTGCGCCTCCGACGGTATGTACCGCGCCGTGAGCGCCGCCTGCTCCGCGGCCGCCTGCATGGCGGCGAGTTTAGCCTCGTCGAGCACGAGCGCGCCGTTTTCGAGCCGGTAGGCCGTGTAGTGCAGGACGAAATCCTCCAGCACTTCCGCCGGGGGATCCTCAATCTCTATACCGTTGTCGATGCTACCAATCACGGCATAGCTCTCGACGTAGCTGTCTTTCAGTAAAATGTGCATTTTTTACTCCTTGAATCGAACGAGGCCCCAAATGTAGTTGATCGAGCCGTTATAAGGATTATTTTGGATGGATACGGTAGCGTTATCTCCACTGTAAGTCACGTTAAAGCTTATATACGCCTGATTACTTGCCATCTGACCACTGACATTTCCAGTTGGAAGGGTGCAAAGCACATGGCTTTCACCAGATCCAGGCGTGCCGTAAAGGATGATTGCCGAATATTTCTTTGCATTGCTGGCGGTTGCGCTTCCAGATGAGAGAGAGCCATTCCATAGCGTAATCCAACCATGTGAAGATATATAAGCGTTTTCGGCTTTTATACTAGCAAGGCCGCCTTTACCATTCCCAAATTGATAAATGGAGATGTTCCCGTTTGTACCTCCGACCGTTTTATAGTTTATCCAAACGTCACCTTTTTGTTCAGATGCCGCGAAGGTGAACTCGTTACCGGAGTGAATCAAATTGTTCGGCGAAGAAAGTTTGGCATAATCAGACAGTACAGTGTTAAGCGTATCTGAATGTGTAATTTTGTTCCAGTCTGTCCATACCCACGGCTCACGCCAAGTTGTCTGTGTTCTAACCCACTCAGTGTTATTTCTATAATCCTTTACCCTCTGCGTGCAGTAGTTGCCGTCACCGATACCGGTAACGATCAACTCAAATGCACCCCCAATTCCCGGAGGCGCATTTGAAATTGTTGCACTACCATCATTGGAGCGGTAGTATCCGGAAATTTTATAGGTATCGTCGTTCAGATCAGCGCCGTTCGGGATATACGAATAGTGGATTTTATACTGCTCCGGCCATGTTACACTACCATCCACCTGCAAGTCCTCGCGGATACGCGTATTCAGGCCGATGTCCAGCCAGCCGGGCAGCTCGGCGACCTTGCCGATCGCCGCGCCGAGGTTTTTGAGGAACGACAGCAGCACGCTTTTTGTCGGCAGGCGGTAGACCTGCTCGACCGTGTTGTACCGGTCGGCGGCAGTCACACGCACGTCGTAGGTCGCGGAGGCCGAGAGCGCGCCGCCGCCGATGATCGTCTTGCCGTTGTTCGTGAGCGCTGTGCTGCCGCCGTAGCCGGATTCCGACGACCTTTTGTAGGCGACCCTGAGCGACAGCGTGTTGCCGGAGATCGCGCTGTAAAACGCCGAAAGCTCGACCGCCGCATACGTGCCGTCGTTCTGCTTCGCGCCCGCGCTGTCGCAGCGGTAGACCGTGCACGACGAGATGCCCGGCCGAGCGTAGTCGATGACGGAAATGGAGGTAGTTGCCGAAGCCGTTCGCCCGCGGGAATCCGTGACCGTCGCCGTGAAGGTGACGGTGCCCGCCGCCGTCAGCACGCCGGTCAGGAGCGTGTTGCCGGACGCGGACCACCCGCCGCCGGAAATGACGGTGGAGCGGATCGACGAGCCCGCGGCGCCCGCGGCGCCCGAAAGCGTCAGCCGCGCCTTGCCCATGCCCTTGACATACAGGCCCGTGCCCGAGGAATCGTCCGCAACGGCGGCGGAAAGCGTGCCGGCCGTGGGCTTCACCGACGCGGGCACCGCGAGCGTGATCGAAACGGATTTCGTACCGAGCAGCGTGCCGCCCGAATACGTGTCGCAGTAGATCGTGCCGGAGCCCGAGGCCGCGTTCGGAATCTGCGATGCGAGGGAGACCGGCGGCGTCCAACTCTGCGCGCTCGCCACGCCGGAGGCGATCGTCCCGCCCGCGCTGCCGAACGCGTACCGCAGCGTGTGTCGGTAACCGCTGTTTGCGGCGGGGGTGGAGATCGTCACCGCCGCGCCCATCTCGACGGTCGAACTGCTGAGCGACGGCTGTGTCGCGGGCTCCGACCAGTTGACCTCCAATGTGACCGCCGTCCACTTCAAATAGTCGGTGGAGGAGCTGCCGTTGTAGATGCAGTAGGTGTCGTCTCCGGCGGCGATCCGCGCGGCGAGAAAGGCCGCCGTAAAGCTCACGGTGTTGTCGTACATCGCGCCCTTCACGCTGCCGATCGCCGCGCCGGTTCTGTGGTTTGCACCGAGCGACGTCTTGATGCCGCCCTGATTCGCCGAGCGGTAGAAGCTGACGGTCTTGGTTGTTGCGAGACCCCAGCCGGTCTGCCCGGTTGTGACGGTAATTTTCACACGGTTTACGATCTTGTTTTTGAGGCTCGCGAGGCCGGGAAAGTACAGCACGCCGGTGCGCGTGCCGGTGCCGTCCCACGCGCCCTGCGAGGCCGTGCCCTCGTTGCCCCAGCCCCAACGGGAGTCGTGGTAGTTGAGCTGCGCTCTATAGGTATTTGTGGCCATGGTTCACCCTCCTTACGGCCCGTTATACGTCAGCTCGTACGTCGAGTTTTCGCCGATCGCCCAGACGTAGTACCCGGAATCGGCGTTGCCGAAGCGGAGCGTCTGCGTGATCTGCGCGTCCTTGATGAACAGCGTGCGGTTCGAAATGTACGCGACCTCCTGCCCGGATTCGACGAACGAGAGCCGGTCGTTTTGCAGCACGGCCTTGATGACGCTGTCCGACCGGCCTAGCTCGATGCGCGCGCCCTCGAAGCGGATGTACTGCTCCAAAAGGCGCTGGTTTTCCTCGATCGTGCCGTTTGTCTGGTCGATGATGTTCAGCACGCTCGTGAAGCGCAGCTCCAGCTCGTCCGACCACTGGGAGATGAGGAGCTGCTTCACCTCCTCGAGCGCCTCGTCCGTCACGATGGATTCCTGTAGCTGCCCGAGCGCGTCGTAGATGTTTTCGGTCGTCGTTGTGATCTGCGTCTGCGTCTCGGTGACGGAGCTGGATATGCCGTCGAGGTTCTGATTGACCTGCACCTCAAATTCCGTCACGGACTGCCGGAGCTCGTCGGTGCGCGTGTACGCCTCGGTGCGCACGGCCTCGAGCTGCTGCGCCGCGTCCTTTTTCGAGGAAATCAGCGCGTCGGTCATCGTCGCGCTCGTGCGGTTGAGCGTGACGGTGCTCTTTCCGGGGTCGGTCAGGTTTTCCGTCATCTCGGCGACCATCATAAACGTGTCGATGTTGTGCGGCGCGCTGACGACCGGCAGCAAATCGCCGACCGTGATGCGCTCGTATTGGCCGTCGAGTGCGCCGAAATCCACGGCGGTCAGCTTGACCGTCGCGGGCAGTGCCTTGCGCGATTCCAGCGTGCTGTAGCCGCGTGCGAGCAGGTTTTCCTTGAGCGTCACGTCGTCGAAAATCACGGTGTCGAAGATCCAGCCGAACCGCTCCACGGCCTCCTCGTCCCACACGTAGCTTTTGCCGCCGTTGTCGATTTGAAGCCGCTCGTCGGTGTCCGCGCCCGTCTCGTCCTTGAGGCGGCACCCCAGCGGGATGATCGCCGTCGCGAGGCTCGAGGAGGGGAGGGAGCGCGCGTAGGTCAAAAGGTTCTGCCCGAAGCGCACGCCCTGCGCGTTGACGTGCCCGTAATCCGCGAGGTAGTCGAGGTATTGCACGCCGTTTTCCCAGCGCACCTGCAAATAGCCGCCGAGGCGGGAGATGAGCTTGTCCGAGATCGCGTCCTTCGTGTGCTCGAAATTCGAGTGCCGGTACAGGCTGTCGTTGGCGTCCGTCACGGTCACGCTGCCGACCGTGAAGTGCTTGAAGTCGTCGGTCGCCGTATTGTGGTTTGCGATGAGCGTCTCGAGGTACGCGCGCACCGGCATCTCGTGGTATTCGCCGAACGGCTGCACGCTGTCGTTGAGCCACGCGAGCGCGCCCTCGACCGTCACGGTCGCAAGGCCGCCGTCGTCCTCGGCCACGCTGTTCGGCGAGCCGCGGAAGTAGATCTTTTCGTCGCGGTACACCGTGACGACGCTGCGGCGCACCTGCACGCGGTCCCGGTACGGGTGCGTGGGGGAGAGCGCGAAGGTCAGCGTGCCGGCGAGGTTCGTCCCGGTCTTGAGCGTGCCGGAAAGGAGCTGCAAAACCGGGTTATCCGGGTCGTAGAGCGTCGCGCCGTCGCAGGTGATGCGGTACATCAGAGCACCCCCTCGCGGTAGCGGATCGCGACGCTGCCGGTGCCGATGAGCGTCATCGGGTTCGCGCCCTCCTGCAAACAGATTTCCGGGATCGTATAGCCGCCGGTCTGCAAAATCGTGTACTGCGCGCCGGTCGGCAGCTTTACGGCCATGCCGGAGGCCTCCGTGTCAAACACCGGGATGACCGCCTTCTGCGCGTTCTGGAGCGTGATTGCAAGCTCGCCGTCCACGGTGTACGTCTGCTCCGTCTCGGCGGCCGCCATGCGGTACGGCGCGCAGTCTACGGTCAGCGTGTGCGTCCCGGCGAAGCCGTCCGCGCCGTGCTGCCATTTTGCGCGCCCCGAAAGCGTGTGCGCCGCGTCGCTGTCGAGCGTGACCGTGACGGCCCGCCCGTGGTACGCGGCGTTCAGCGCGGCGCAGGCCGCGTCAAAGGCGGCGCGGCTCGCGTAGACGCGCTCGAAAACGGCGGTGAGCGTCCGGTTTCGGTACGTGACGCGCCCGCGCGCGGCGGTCGTGTCGAGCACGCCGTCCGCGCCGGGGATGTCGATCGAATACGTGCGCGGCTCGGGCGCCGTCAGCGCGCAGGACGTGCAGCCGAGGCCGAAGTCCGCGCCGGTGTGTTTTCCGTTGATCGTGAGGCCCCACATCAGAAGCGCCCCCTTTCCTCGAGATCGTATAGGTCGTTCAGCCGCTCGTTCACCGCAGGCGTCACCAGCCGCCCGACCGGCTGGCTGTCCATCACGACTTTGAGGCCGGAGAAAGCCTGCGCCATGACGCTTGCGATGTCCTCCAGCCCGGGCACCGCATTGCGGAGCGCGTCCACGGTGCGGTCCAGCTTGTCGCGCAGCGCGGCGAGCTCCGCGCGCAGGCCGTCCGTGTCCGGCGCGGGGGAGAGCGCCTTTTCCGCCGCGTTCAGCTCGCGCTTTTCCACGACCTGCACCGTCACGGCTTCCGCGCGCGACTGCACCGCGCTTTTCAGCATGGCGACGAGGCCGGAGAGCTTCGCCGGGGAGAGCTGGCGCACGATGCCCTTTGCGATTTCGTCGTAGACGGACTGCTTGAGCGGCAGGAGCGCCTCGTGCCCGGCCTCGCCGTACTCGTTGATGCCGGTCACCGGGTCCCAGAGCCGCGTGCGCTTCGTGAATACGCCCGCCGCATGCTTGTGGATTTCCGGCGAAACGCCCCCGCGCGCATACTTCGTCACCCCGCCTTTTGCCCAGTAGCCGCCGGAGGCGTGGCTTACGCGTGCGGAAACGGAAATCGAGCGGGAGTTTGCGATGGCCTGCATGGCGTTTATGGCGACAGATACGGCCGCTTCCGCGCCCCGCACGACGCCCATCGTCGGGCCGGTGAGGGTCGAGGCTTTTGAAGTGTTGGACATCTTTTGCACCGTGGTGCGGACGGCGCCGGTTGCTTCGCCGTCTTTAGAGGACCAGCCCTGCTTCATTTTCTGAGACAGCGTTCCGCCGGAATTGGAGAGGCTCTGCCCCTCGGCGCTGAGCGCTGAATTCATTTTCCTGCCGGTGTTTTGTGCGGCCGAGATCGCGTTCTGATCGCCGTCCGACCAATTTTTCGTCAGGCTTTCCGTGGCGTTTGCGCCCGCCTCGCCAGTCCACTTTTCAAGCAGATTGACTTCTTCTCCGGCATCGCCGACCAAATCCTCCACGGCGGCGATGACGTCATCGGAGCCGCCCTGAATTCCGGTTTGCAAAGCGAGGGCGCTGTTTGACCCGGCAAGCCCGGATTTTGCAGCAAAGGAATCCAGCTCGGCGGACATTTGTGCTGTAGAGCCCTGAACGGACGCCACCATTTCGGAGGAATTCTTGTTCCAACCTTCGATGACCTTGCGGCTGCCGCCATCCGCGGAAATGTACATCAAATTGCCGCCCTCGTCGATCTCCAGATTGACATCCGCCAGCATCTGGTTGATGGATGCTCTGGCGGGCTCATCCATAGAGGCGAAGGAGCCGAGGATGCTGTCTACAACAGAGCGCGTTTTCGCATCCATTTCATCGTAAGACAAGCCCATGGAGGTTGCCATATCCATAAGCGCGCTTACCTGCTCGGCTGTCGAGGCGGAAAAAGATTCTGTAAGCTCTTGATTTAGGGCGGCCATCCGCTCGTTATGCTCGGCCTCGAGCAGCTCCAGATCTCCGTTTCCGTTCTTTGCCAGATCGAGCAGGTTCCCACTCCACGACTGCTGCTCGGCATAGATTTCCGCGAGAATCTCACGGTTTTGATCGGCCCATTCCCGTGCGCCTGAAATTCTGGCGGCGAAGCCTTCGGACAAAATGGCGTTTGTCTGGGCCTGAGTGTTTTCCGCCGCCTCGATTTCAGCGTTGTAGGCGTCCACGATGCCGTCGCGCAGTTCCTCGTAATTCTCGAGTACGCCGCCGTTCGCGGCCTTCCTCTGGTTTAGAACGGCCAGCTCGTCCTGCATGGCGGATTTCGCGGCGGAGGTGACCTGATCGTAAGCGTCCTGCGCAGTTTTAGAGATCTCGGCCGCCTCTTCGACAAACTGTTCCGCCGTGAAGCTGGTGCTGTCGGCAATGCTCTGCGCGTGGGTTTGCACGGCGTCGGCGACGATCTTGTAATTTTCCACCTGCGAATCGGAAAGCTCCTTGTATTTTGCAAGCAGCTCGTCGATTTTGGCGATTTCTTCATCGGTTAGATCCCGCCGGTCTTGACTGGCGGAAGAAAAAATCGCATTGATTTCGGACATAGTGCTGTCCATTTCGCTGCGCAGTTCATTTTGCTTTTCTAGGGTTACGCCGTAGGAGGCCGACAAGCTGTCGAGAAATCCCGTTGCAGAGCTGACCTTGCTCGAGTATTCGCCCATTGTGGAGAAAAGCTTTGCAAAGGATTCGCCCATTTCCGTTTGGCTCTCCTCCAGATCGCGCTGGCTTTTGGCGAGCTCCTGCACGGAATTGTCGGTAGAGGAGATGGTCAGCGCCAACGTGGAAAGACCGGCCACACACGCGGCAATGCTGGCCACAACAGGGCCAAAGCTCCAAGCGGCAAAAGCTGCTGCAAGGGCGGCGGCCAGCGGAAGAACGAGCTGGATGTTCTCGGCGAGGTATGCGACAATCGCCGAAAGCCCCCGTATTGCCGCCTCAACGACAGGAATCACCTTTGAGCCAAGGCTTTCCAGCACAGGGGCGATCTGCTCAACGGCGCGGACTACAGACAGGGAGATGCGTTGAAAGCTGTCCCCAAGCGTGCTTGCAAGGCTTGAAATCTGATCCCCGATGTTATTGCCGAAGAGCTGGCGGGCAAACTCGCTCACGATTTCTCCCGCGACCTTTCCGGCCTGCGGGATGATCGTGGACAAGGAGGAAATCAAAGCCTTTCCGATCTCTACGGCGGCTTTGGCAATTTGCTTCGAGTTTTTGGATAGGCCGCTTACAAAGGATTTAATTAAAGAAGAAGCGGCTTTGACCATTTTAGGCGCCTGCCGGGCAATATCTGTTGTCGCTTTTGCAAAAACCGTGCCCACCTGCTTTACCCCGGAATCGAGGCCGCTGGAAAACGCGTCGTTCAGCTCGTCGATATAGCCTGTCGCCGCCTCAACGGTCTTTTTCATGGAGCCGCTGAAAGTTTCGTATACGGTGATCCCAAGCCCTTCCAGCGCGGATTTCGCGATGGTCACAGCGCCGTGCAGGTTGTCCTGCATGGTGTCGGCCATGCGCTGCGAAGCGCCGGCGGCGTTGTTGATCGCGTCGGACAGGGCGGCAAAGTCCTCGTCGCTCGTGTTCACGATCGCCAAGAGGCCGGACATACCCTCCTGCCCGGCGATCGACGCGGCATACTGCGCCTGCTGGTCGGCCGTTAAGCCCTGAAAACCCCGGCGCATATCCTGCATAATATCGCCGAGCGACTTCATGTTTCCCTCGGAATCCGTCAGGGAAATCCCGAGCTTGTCCATTGCCGCCTGAACCTCGTCGGTGGGCTTTGCAAGGCGGGAAAGCGTGGAGCGCAGCGCGGTGCCTGCCTGACTTCCCTTGATGCCGCTATTGGCCATCAATCCGATAGCGACCGCCGTATCCTCGATGCTGTAGCCGAGTGCGCCGGCGACCGGGGCGACATACTTGAAGGTTTCGCCCATCAAGGCAACATTGGTGTTCGATTTATTGGAGGCCTGCGCAAGCACGTCCGAAAAGTGCGCGGCCTGATCCGCAGAAAGCCCGAAGGCCGTCATGCTGTCCGTCACAATGTCGGAGACCAGACCGAGGCTTTCACCGGACGCCGCCGCAAGGTTCATAATGCCGGGCAGTCCGGAAAGCATTTTTTCCGTGTCCCAGCCCGCCATCGCCATGTATTTCAGCGCTTCGGCAGATTCCGTCGCGCTGAACTTCGTGGTGGCGCCCATCTCTTTCGCCTTGGCGGTGAGCGCTTCGAGGTCGTCGCCCGCAGCGCCGGAGATCGCCGCAACCTCGCTCATGGCAGCCTCAAAGCTGGAGCCGACGTTGACGGCGTAGCCTGCCGCGGCTGTTAGGGCGGCAGATACGGCCGCCACGCCGGTCGTCACAGCGCCGAGGCCGGTTTTTGCAAGCGAGCCGAGCTTTGAAAGCCCCTTTTGAAATCCGGAAGAATCCAGATCCGTTAAAATTTTAATCGAACCATCCGCCAATATTCTCACCTCTTAAAGGAGAGAGCATCGGCTCATGATGGCGCTACCTGCTCTTTTTTATCCTAATCTCAAATTCCCTCCGGCAGTTTTTGCCCTTGCAGCGGAGGAAGATCCCATTTGCCTCCGCTTTTTTTGGGTCATACCAGACGGGCATTTTGTACCCGCAGAACGGGCATTTTACTTTTTCAATATGCACTCACCGCCTTAAAACATTGCTGCAAACGCTTCGGCGAAATCCGCGTCCCGCTCGTCGTCCGTGCGCAGATCGGGCAGCGCGTAGAGCTTTTTCGCCCGGCGCAGTGCGGCGCGCTCCTTGGCGCTCATGCCTTTTTCAAACTCCGCCGCCCGGATGTGCATGATCTTCGCGATCTCCGTCGCGTCGGAAAGCCCGGAGAACATGGCGGAAAACTTCCACCAGTGCAGGTAGGGCACCGCGTACAGGTCGACGCCGTACTGCTCCGAAAACGCCGCGTAGATGCGCCGCTCGTCGGCGATGAAGTCGTAGGTGCGCTTTGTCTGGCGCGACGATTGCGGCGGCTCCGGCGCGCCGCACCGGTAGAAATCCATGACCGCCTGAAACAGCGCCTCGGCCTTTCCGGCCGCACAGGCGGCGTATACAGCCGGCAGCGCGCTTTCCCCGAAGTACGCTTCCAGCATGCCCGAGACGCGCTCCTCGTCCGTGCGCCGCGCGTCCTGCATCAGCGCCTCAAAGCGGATGGAGGCGCGGAAATCCGTGTTGATCGGGATATTCGAGCCGTCCACCAAAATGCTTTCGGGAAGGCTTTGAAAAACGGTCATTTCTTCGGGCTGTATTTCGCCGCCATGGCCTGTATGCGCGCGCTCGCCTTTTCGTCCGCCGCGTTGCGCGCGTCGATGAGCTGCCCCACGGCCTCCACGCAGATTTCCAGATCACAGGAATCGCCGAAAACCTTTTCGGCGGTGCCGCCGCCGAAGACGGTGTCGAACAGGTCGAACACCGTGCCGCATACGTATCGGATCTGCGCGCTGCCCGCCGCATCCTTCGGGAGGTCGCCCTGCGCGGCCTCAAACACAGTGAATGCCTGCTCCCATTTTTCAAGCGCCGCCGCGTCCGAAAAATTGTAGCCGAGATTTGCTTTCCCAATTTTAAACGTATACATTCCTGTTTCCACCTTCCTGTGTTTTATTCAAGGTCTTCGCTTCCGTCGGAAAAGGTGATGGTCTGCCAGCCGTCGTCTGTCGTCGCCGTGCCCTTGACCTTGTCGCCCTTTGCGCGGAAGTTGCCCGTGTAGGTGTATGCGTCGAGCGAGCCGCCCTCGGAATCCGGGATAACCGAATAGTCGCGCTTCACAGCGGGGGCGGTTTTGGCGGTTGCCTCAACGGCGGAAAGATCCACCAGAATCAGCGAGCGGATGGCGTCGTTGCCGATCAGTTCCTCATCCGTGATCTTCACGATGTCGTCGTGTACGGCGTCCCCGGCGTACTGGTCGAAGCCGTACGAGGTGGACGGCGAATAGCCGGTGACGTCGGTCTGCTCAAACAGCTCGTCCACGTACTGTCTCGTGTATTCTTTGGAATTCTTGGACGTGGAGGCGTCGGTGAATCCCTTCATGCGGTGGTATTCGATCGTCGTTCCGGAGCCGCCCGCGGTGTTCGGGACGCCGTAGAAAAGAACCTTTTTCGAGCGTGCAACGAGGATTCTGTCTGCCATAAAATCATTCCTTTCAAAATTCTTTTAAATAGAGCAAACGGCACTGCACCTGATAGCGCTGGACGTTCTGCTGGATGTCCGTCCGGATGCAGTAGCCGTTTGTCGTGGTTTCAATCGAGAGGGAGGTGCACCCCGCCGGAAGCATCGGCAGGATGCCCGCCCTGTTGTTGCTTTCGAGCCAGTCGGCGAGCTGCTCGTAAAAGCCGCACGCCTTCAGGTTTTCGAGCGCGTCACGGCTGTAATCCTCCGCCGACGCGACGAGGAACACGGCCTGCCGGACCGTGCTGCCGTCCGTGTACCGCTTGACGATGAGGTCGCCCGGCACCTCGTCGATGGTGTAGCCGGAGGGGCCGCGCTCGTCGAGAAAATTGACGTGCAGCACGCCGCCGGCCAGCAGGGGGCAGTCCGCGAGATAGGCGCGGATGCCCTCGATAATCGAATTCATTTCGCTTTCCCTCCGCAGAACGCGGCGACCGCCTTTGTCAGCTCGCCGCCCTTGTCCGCCATCATGCGGCGGTCCCAGTAGGCGCCGCGCGGTGTATTCCAGCCGCTGTTTTCGTAATACTGCTTCGCCGCGTAGGGCTGGCCGTACAGCACGCCGTCCGCGAGCACCTGCGCCGTGTTTTTCAGCATGCCGGTGTTCATCGGCACGTACGGGTCGCACAGGCGTTTGACCTCGCTCGCGACCTTTTTGCGCCCAGTGTCGTCGAGGTGGCGCTTCGCCATGATCGTTGTCACAGGATCGAGCTTGAGTTGAATTTTCGTTGCCATGCGAATCGCCTTTCCTTATTTTTTGTGCCGGTCGGCGAAGCCGATTGCCGCTTTGCTCATTGTGGCAAAGGCACAAATCGTGTGTGAAAAAGTATTTTTCACATTACACCGCCTCCAGCTTCCAGTGCGGGGCGAGGACGGTCCGGCGGTTGTCGCGCACGGCCTTGACCGTCGCGGCGCCGTGCGTGCGCTTGAGCGCGGCGGCCGTCTGCGCGTCGGCGGGCGGCGCGCCCCG